TGAGTTATCAACGATTCCTGAAGTTGAGATGTTGTGATCAACGATGAGGTCTGTACCAAGTACGCCACCAACGACTGAAGTCGCTACTGCGTTGCCTGATGCGTTCTGTGTTGCGCCTTGTGCTGAGTAGAGTGCGCGACCTGTTGAATCTGCGTATCCTGCGATAGCAGCCCACTGATCTGTTGATGCAACAAGCTTGTTAGCGAAGTCTCCGCCTGTACCCTTGTATGCTGCTGCGCCTTCTACAGACACGAATGACTGAAGTCCAGCCGCTGTTGCTGCTGTTGTTGCTGCTGTTGTTCCGTCAGCAACGAAAGCTGCGAGAAGTGCTGCATCTGTAGCCTTCTCGTATGCCTTGCGGAGTTCTGCCATCATGAGTTCCATGAACGCAGGTGATGAGCGATCTACAAGCTCGAATGAAACGCGCTGTAGGCCTGAGAACTTGTTGATTGAGATAGTGTCATAAGCAGATGTCATGCCTGTCTCAGATGGTGCTGAACCCTCGTTTGTGTCTGCAACTGTTGGTGCGACGTCTGGAGTTGAAGCGTTTGTGTAAAGGCGTGGAACTGTGAATGACATTCCATCGATGCCTGCAAGTGAGCCGCGTGTAGCTGCTTCAAACGCTGGGCGACCTGTGAATGTATCTGTGATGAATGTGTTGAGGTGTGATGGGAGTGTCAAACCTGTGTTAGTTGATGTTGAGTCATCTGCTGCACGGACTGTGCGGCGTGCTTCGTCATCGCCTAGAGCAGCCTTCATAGATGCTTCTAGGTATTGTGCAGATGAGATTGGAGCTGTGCGCTCGCGTACTTGTAGGTTTGCTACAACTGTTGGGCGAGCCGCTTCGATTGCTGCTGCTTCAACTGCTGGAGCTTCTACCGGAGTGGTTTCTTCCACTTGTGGCTCGCTTTCTGTTTCAGTTTCGGTTTCTACGATAACCGTATTGATAGTCGTAGTCTTTTCCTTAGTGCTTGTGCTAGTTGCAGCTTCTACTGCTTCTGCTGCAATCTCTAGCACCTGAGCAGACTTGAAAGCCGGTTCAGTAACTAGAGAAACTTCTTTTAACTTTGCTGATGAGACAACAATGTGTCCATCGCGAGATGGCTTTGATGCGATAACTTCTGCACCAACTGAAAGACCTGAGACAAGTCCTTCCTGTGCCATGATCATGGCGTCAGAGCCTGCTTGGCTACGGCTCAACTTAAAGGTTGCATAAATGCCATCTGGGCGAGTCTCTGCCGCAATCATGCGACCAACTGGCTTTTTCATGTCATGCTGTGAAAGCAACTTAATCTTAGATACGTCAGCAATGTCGATAGACCCTGCCTCGAATACGACGCCACCCATGTTGGTATTGCCTACTTCGCCTGTACCCATCGGCACAATCTTGCCTGAGATTTCGCGACGTTCCTCGCTGCACTCAATAGAGGCTGCTTCGATTATTAGTTGTTCCATTAGCTCATTCCTTCGCTTCCGTTAGGAGTTAAGTCTGTCATTTCCATCGCTTGCTCTGTTGAGATAAGTCCAAGAGTTAGAAGCTTCTCGATTACCTGAAGTTCAACCAATGGGTCTGCCTTTAGGAATGTATCGAATACTGCGAAGCGGACTTCGTGGCCTGATGTAGAGATATCATCCATGCTGAGCCTGCTTTGAATGGCTTGGATGTAAGGCTCGATAGATAGCGCGTAGAACTGCTTGCGCTCATCTTGAACGTTGGCGTAAGTCATTGTTGTGTTTTGATCTGCTGACAAGTAATACGCTGGCACGTTCATAGCGCGAGCAATTTCAGTAGATAGGTTCTGGATAGCCTCGTTGTACATCATGTCTTTAGGTGAGAACTGTGTTGATTGGAAATCAAGGGTAGATGTCAGGTAAGCAGTAGAGTTATTCTGACGGCTGCGCTTCCAAGCTGCGAGAAGGCCAGAGACTTCGTTAGGTGGAAGGTCTGCGCCGGTGTTCTTTAGGATTCCGCTAGACATTGGAGTTGCAGAAGCAATTGCAGCTGCCTTATTGATATCAATAGCAGACTGGATTGTGCGACCAGCGCGCTCTAGAACGCCCTCATCGAATCCTTGAATTGTGACAATATCATTCATGTCGATTGGGTAAGCATCGACGTAATACTGGGTGATCATGATGCCTTCAAGGTCAGTTGTGAATGTGACACGTGAATTAGCAATCCACTCAAAGGCTGATGGGCGACCATCCTCGGCATAACGCTCTGTAATGCGAAGGTAAGCCACTCCGTAGAATAGGAGAGAATCAACACACCAAGTTAGGGTGACGAATGATGGCTGATTCTTTGAAAGTTGATTGATCCATCGAGGCGCAGCCATAACTTCTCCGGTGCGCTTGTTGTAATACTCAAGAGGGATAGATGCGACAGTTCCGCAGATTAAGTTACGAGCTCTTGCTACTGAAGCAACGCTCATAGCGTCCTTGCGAGAGACACGCAAAGCAAAGTTGTTATAGAGCGAAGGATAACTCTCGCCCATAACTTGAGGGGCTAACTGTGCTTCTAAGATTTGCGGCTTACGCGAAAAGAGACCCATAGAGGGCAATTATACACTACATGTAGGTCATTCGGAGTAAATAGCCGCCACCTGTTGTGGTTTCGTTAGTTGGTGTACAACCATCGCAGTAGAGATTGCACCCGATACATCGCCAGCACTCTTGCGTTTAACAATACGCCATGAGGAATCGTTAGTCTTAGCTGCGCAGTTGTTCATCTGCTGCACCCAGTTCTCTTGACCGGAGTGAACTAGCCGGTGATTAACTAAAGCATCTAATAGATCACCGCAGGCCTGATAGAACGCTGCTCCTGATATATCTAGAGTTACCTGGCCTGCGTTAGTTAGGCGCTCACTTATTGATTGAGCCGTGTACTTGTCGTAACAGATTTGCCGCGGCCGGTATTGGTCAGCCCAGCCCTTTATCTCAGCTGCAATCTTAAGTTCATCAACGCTTACTTGAGATTCCCACGTTTGAAGTATTCCAACTCCAATTCGACCATCTGGAAGTATTTGCCCAGCAACCAGAGACGCATTACGCCTAGATGGACTGACATCGAAAGCAAAGACTGTATAGCCACCTGGCGGAATCGTGAGCGAGGCATCGGACGTGTCCTCAAGGACTCCATGAGGCCAAGGGCTACTGAGAGAATCAATCCATTGACATAACAGCTCTGTTCTAGTGTTTTCAATCGGGCTCGTCGCAACTGCTTCCTCAAGGGCTTCCTCACTTATCGTATAGCCAAGTGCAGGGTTCGCTTGAGCCCAGCCTTGTCGGTCGGTTATCTTGCAATACTGGGGAGCTGAGTACTCATAGAAGCCAAAGCTCTTTGGTGGGTTCTCTAGAGCTCTTTCTCTCATGCCATTTAGGACAACTGAGAAAGCGTCTCCTGCATTTGAGGTAAGCAACGTCTGAGAGTTTGGGCGAGCTCTAGTCGTTGGCACAGCGGCTCGAAAGCCTTCCTCGTTGATCTCTCGGAGCTCGTCAATAAAGAGAAAGTCTGCAGTTCTGCCTCGAGATCCATCTCTAGTTGCTGCAACAACATCAAGCCTTCGTCCGTCCAGCATCTCAATAGACTCTGTACCGTTGGCGTAGCGTATCTGTTTGACGAATCCCTTGAGGTGGTCATTACTCTCCAATACTTGTGCGACTTGTCTGAAAGTGTCCAGAGCCATGCTTCGATTAGAGGACATGATAAGGACGTTGCGGCTTTCCCATTTAAGCAGGTGAGCCAAGATGAGCATACGGGCTAGGTGGGTCTTTCCGTTCTGTCGAGCGATAAGCAGCAGGTTAGTCTTGCGAACCCAGCTGCCGGTCTTATCAACCGTGAGCATATCCTTGAGAACGTGTTCCTGCCAAGGCAGTAAAGGCATGCCGATTATCTCGCATAAATCTTTTACATCTTGGAGTTTAGTCGAGCCTTTGATTGGTATTGATTGAAGCCTTGGCTTAGTTGCCCCTCGTAGAGCTTTGGATCGTTTGGCTGTCATCGGGTCAATTCTGGACTGGTCGTGCGGTAAATGGACTGTCCTCGTGCAATTTGGACTGCATCGGAGAGGGATTGGCCAA